TGCGCATCAGCGACATGTTGCCCGGCCTGTCGTTCGCTTTCCGCTGCCGCTTCCGCGCTCTGCTGCGCCTGCGCCACCATTTCCTCAAAGCGTTTAACGACATCCGGCTTCAGGTCGCCTTCATCGAGAGCGGTCAGAAAGTCGTTCAGCGTGCCGGGCCTGGAGTCGTCGTATACAGCAATGTCGCCAACACAGTACTCATCGCGCCAGTCCTGTTTCAGATATACGCAATATTTTCCGGTCTGCGCCTTAAAACAGTACTCGCCACAGTTTCCTGTCACCACGTCGGCAACTGTGCGCATCACCACTTCTGAGGTGTTTACCCGGGATTTCAGAATTATGTGGCATCCGGACATGGGGATGCCTGCGCCATCAATCAGCGCACCTGATATCACTACAGACATAGTTTTTCTCGCGATAAATTAAATCAGGAAGAGGCTTCAGGAGAGACGGGCCATTCAATGGCGTTATATGAAGCTTTATCAGTGATGGGGCTGAAATCCATCGCCTGCAGCGATTTCGCGTAAATGCGGTACGCTTTCAGCTTCTCCCTGTCTTCGTCACTGATTAATCCCAGCAGCAGGTCTTTTTCCCATTCGCTGGTCATGATGCTGACCCGTTGTAACAGGGCATCGCGTTCATCTTCCGCTTTAAGTTTGTAGTCGAAGACAAATTTATCGTCGCGGTAAAACCAGTAACCAGGCACGGTAATACGGCGGTTGGCGGTAATATCAGGAACTTCAATAACACTGGCGTTACGGGGTTCAATGCCTGTCACATCCTTACCGACCCACGCCACGCGCCCGTCTCCGGTGTAAACCATTTTTATGGTGTCACTGGCAAAATTTTTCAGCTCTTCATACCAGTTTTTGTCATCTTCCGAAAAAAGCCAGGTGATACCATGTTGTTTTGTCATCTGATATTGTTCTGCGGTTTTCGGATTGCCCGCAGTAATATTTTTTAAATGCAACATTGTTAAACACTCGCCACGTTATACCATGTACCATTAATCAGTTTCTGAAGCGGTCGGTAATACACGCCGCCAATGTTATCTGCCGAATTACTTCCGGTTTCCTGCACATTAATACCGGATAACCCGTGGCCTGAAGGTGAGCGAAATGTCCAGGATATCTGGTTACCTCCCGGGTTGTAATACATTTCGGAACCATAACGCACATCCTGCACGCCGCCTGTTTTGGTCTGGTAACGGGCATCAAAGTTTCCGTAGTCTGACGGTGTTACCCGCCCTGAAACATTCACTGCCCGGTTACTTTGTAACGCGCCATTCTGAAAACGGAATACGTGCTGACCATTGGCATAAACATCCAGCAGGCCGTCACCATTCTGTTTCAGGCCGGTATCGTTATCCCCGAAAGCAATTGAGTTTCCACCCAGCGCGTTCTGAACGCCGATACCCAGCGCACCACGTACCTGTGAATCACCACCAACAGATACTTTGGACATGGTTATCTCACCCGTCCGCAAATTCATGGTAAACGGACGCAGGGGACCAATATCGCCGTTTTCACCCTGATTTTCCTGTGTGGGAATAAGGTGCAGGCACTCTTCCGAACGACGAAAAATCAGACCAAAGGCTTCGTTGAAAATCCTCAGCGCATTAACACCACGGATTTTCAGTTCCCCGGTCATGGTGTCACCATCACGCTGAACGGCATTTTTTGCCTTGTCCACCGTGGGTTTTAACCCGAGATTTTCAACAGCCTCATCTTTGTCTTCCACATCCGAAAGATTCCTGTCCTGTCGCAGAAACAGACCATCTCCGGTTGCCACATTCAGCGTAACCTGCGCACTTTCTGCTACTGCCAGCCGGAACTGCAGTGTGGCGGTAACGCCATTTACCGGTTTCTCAATGGCTGCACAACTTCCGACGGCATAAAGTTCACCATCGCTGGTCAGCAGCCCCGCTTCCCTGACCGTAAATCCCCCCACGCCCTCCGGCAGTACAAGATACGCAATAAACTGGTTTTCCTGATCAGGCGAGACCGCCAGTCGTGATATGGTGCCGCGATAAACTTCCCTGACCAGCGCTGTCTGCCCAGCCTCTGGTGTGACGGCATTTCCGTTTCCGTCTCCCACCATAAACCCGTCCAGCACCACCGGCGCACCACCCGCCGCAGACGCAGCCTCCAGCGCCTTTCCCCTGTTTGTCAGAATACTGCAATGTTTCGTGATCACGTTATTCTCCCGCCTCAATCACCACATCAATATGCGCAGTCACCGCGCCACCAACATAAAACTGGCTGTCCTTTCCGATATCCGTATTTACGTCAATGGTGCTCAGACCGCTGCGTAAATTCTTGGCCTTAATGACCAGCGTCCTGACCCGACTGTAAAGCACACTGTCAGCCCCTTCCCGCAAAAACAGCTCCACACGAAAAGTGTACGGTTTTTTGCGCGGTGAATCCTGCCACCACTCTTTGATTGCTGCCGGAACACCAACCGCACTGAGCGCCCGCAACACTGCCCCCGCCGTCCCCCGGTGCTGATGCACATATGCCGCATCACGTAAAATCTGCCGCTTCTGCTCTTCGCTCCAGTCGTCCTGCCAGAAATCCACAGCAAACTCCCATGCCAGCCACGGCAACAGATGCAACGGACAGGTATCCGGATTTTTCACCTTTCTGACCATATCCGCATCAAGCGTCAGGATACTTTCTGTTGTGGCCTGCTCCTGTGACCGCTCCGGCCTGACAGCGGAAGGCGGCAGAAGTGAGCGAAACGTCTCTGTCATCACCACATCTCTCTGCGCGTCACATTAACGGCGGCACAACGGGGAGCCGTACCGGTTGCCGGTTCAATATCAGCCCGGGGACTGGACAGAATAACCCGCGCCACACCGGACTGTTGCAGTGCTGCGTAAATAGCGGACAGCGGCACCATGCCATTAATCCGGTTTGCCAGCCGGGTATAAGACATCAGCGTGTTTTTCGCATTTTCCAGCACTTCACCGGCATCCGGACCGTCCGGTATTTCCAGCTCAGCCGTCACGGTATAGTCATTAATAATGGCGCTTTTCACCGTCACAAAATCCGTCAGCGGACGAATTTCATCAGCATTCAGCCGCGCACTGACCGCATCCAGCAACGCCTCGCTGGCAGTGCCATTTCCTTCACGGGACAATACGTAGACATCCACCTCCCCCGCACGCCCGTGCTCTTCCGGACCATAGGCATCAGCATCCAGCACATTTTCATCAGCAGAGCGGGCATGAAAACGATAAGCATTGCGGGCGCCTGCAGTATTCAGTTGCGACCAGGACAACTGAATGCGTTCGCGAAAAGCGTCGTCCTCTTCCATAACCGCATCCGTCGGAGGCACGGCATCCGGATTTGCCGGAACAATCACCATACGTCCGACATTGAACGCCGCGCCAATCTGATCGAGATCGGCATTCTGCGCACTTGCCAGAAAAACGGCCCGCACAGCATCATTCACCCGCTGAAAAGCCAGGGTAAGCTGAAAGGCTGTCACTTCGCCCTGCTTGTAAGCCGGGTCGGATTCCACCAGGGCATCAAATTCAGGATCCAGTTCGCGCAGACGTGCCAGCCAGGCCCCGAAAATCACCGCCGCATCAGGCACCACGATGGCATCCGGTACGGGCAAATCCGAAAGATTGATCACATCATAACTTTCTGCCATAAACGGTTATTCCTCCTGTTGTCACCTGTGTACCGGTTTCCGTATTCGTCCCCATGATATCCACCACACATCCTGCCTCATCCTCCGGAAACGTTACGATCACTTTTGACACTTTCAGCCGGGACTCCCAGCGTGCCAGCGCCGTCGCCGTGGCAGCTATTATGCGCAGCCTCAACAGGTCATCCCGGGGAGAGTCCAGCAATTCAAAAAGATCGCTGCCGTAATCCCTGACCAGAACACGGCTTCCCACTGGCGTGTTCAGAATATCGCTGACAGACTGGCGCAGATGCGCCGCACCGGACAGACGCTTCCCTGTCCGGCAGTTCACACCATTCATGATTATTTTTTTCCCGATCCGATACCAAAATAATCCGGCCCTGTTTTATCACCGGATTTTTTGTCTGATTTACTGGCGTTTTTGATTTCAGCCACCAGATTAAACGTGAAGGTAAAGCCTGAAGATGAGAGGGAAAAAACCAGTGATTCCACGAGCCAGCGGCGATCTTCCCGCTTACCAAATCCGGATGTCACCACGCCGGATTCGGCGGTCATGGCAACATATGAAGGACGGCACGGCCCTGTCAGCGTCATTTTCCGGCTGTTGCGTTGCGCCTGTGTTTTTTTCGATTTTGCCTGTTGTTCAGCCGTTTCCTTTTCCGGTTGCGTGTACGGACTGGTTACAGACGAGCCGTCATGCTCCACGGTTGCCGTTTTGGTTCGCCCGTCAGCCTTGTCAAAATAACGAACCGTGATTTTTTCTTTCTTCTTTTTTTTATCTCCACCGCCGCCAGAGCTCCCCCGTTCACCTTCCTGATAATTCCAGGATGACACCACGGAAGGTGTCAGCGTCACGGTCTTCAGGGGCGCGCCCGATACGGTGGTTCCGGCACCCTGCTCCAGAAACAACCAGTAACCTCCGGCAGGTTTACTGACGGCGTTATACGTCCGGGCAAGGCGGGACAACAGGCTGGCATCCGATTCTGCCACCTGATCCACATGGGTAATGCGGATCCCCGCCAGCTTCTCCGCCACCCGGGCCTTCAGTCCGTTTTCCGTGGCAACAGTTTTCACCAGATCACCCAGCGTGAGATTATCCCAGCTGCGTGTTTTCTGATTCAGCACATCACCGGACTGCTTTTCCGCATTCATGGGGGCAGCGGTAGCATAAATCTCGATCCGCCGCGGCGGGCCGCTGCTGCTCACGCCGCACACCACAAACCAGCCCTTGTCCACCAGATTACCGTTAAACCCCATCGCCACCCGCAGACGCGCCCCCTTTGTCGGCAGGGGCAGTGTTTCAGAAAGCAGCGTGATTTTCAGTTCATCAGATTTGGCGGTGGCTCCGCCGTAATCCGTCAGAGTGATATCCACAAGATAACGGGCCAGCACCCGCGTGATATCCCGCCCTTCAGCTGTCACCCGATACGCCGGGCAGAATTCCCGGACGGTCGTGGCAATGGTTTCCTGTTTTTCCTCACTGTTCAGGGACTCCTGATACGCAGCATTTATTGCCTGCAGCTGTTCGGATAATGACGTCATCATCTCCTCCCTTAATCCCACAGGCTGTATGGCGACTCAGACACCTGTTGTGTGATTTCAGGCAACACAATCCGGATCCCCGCCGGATAAACCGCGCCCTTCTCTGCCAACCCCTGATTGGCCTCCAGCACAAGAGTGAGCACGGCAGACAGATTTTCCGTGCCGTAATGCGTGGCGCAAATCGCATCAAGCACATCCCCGTCACGGGTTATCCAGATCGTCGGCATAATGTTTCAGCTCCAGACTCCACTTTTTGTTACGGTGCCCACCACCAGGTAAAAAGCGGTCGGTGGAATCAGAAAAACGCTCCACCACCCACCATCCCAGCACATCACCTTCTCCACTGACCAGCAGTTGCGGCTCAGCCTTATTTGCCAGGTCATACAGCGTGTTCACCGCCTCCGTCCCTGACTTCCCCAAAAAGGCGTGCGATTCCCCTTCAAGGCGGACGGTTCGCCCGTTTTTCCCGGTGTACTGCAGCAGACTCTGCTGCCCGATACGCGACTGCTCGCTCCAGGTCCACCCGGCCTCACGGGTCAGCTGGTTATATGCCGTGGTATCCACGGAAAAAGCGAAATCCCCCAGCATCAGCATGACTCTGGCATCTGCAGCACCACGGAGATAACTGTTGTAACGCTGAAGGCTGTCTTCAGCGAGAGCAATAACCGAACCCACACTCACCAGACACTTCCTCCATCCCACAACGCATTATTACCACTGAAGGCCGGGTTGTTTTTCGTCATTCCGGCAATGGCGTCCGCAATACCCTGTTCGCTCTGTCCGGGCTGCGCAACAATGTTGAAGTTATAATTCTTCACACTGTTGTCATTCAGCTGTGCGCCGGACTGTCCGCCCTCAACAGGAATAGCCTGCACGGCAGCCTGCCATGCCCCCGCACTGGCAAAAGGATCATCCTGTTTTCCGGCGGATCCTGCCGGCACTGCCGGCAGCGAAAAATCGAACGTTTTTTCCGGCGTGAGGTAACTGTTCACCGATTCATGAAACGCATCCGTATCCACAATGCCCATAAAGCCCTTCGCGGCGTTGTATTTTTCACGGACACTCTTTTCAAAATCGGGATTATTTTTCAGTTGCCCGTCAAGCCACGCATCCTGCCCGCTGTTCCGGGCCACTGTCCGGGCAGCGGTCATGTCACCACGCCCGACATACTCCAGAATCTGCTTCTGATCGCCCTGTTCATCCGGTAACAACCAGGAGAGCTTTTTGGCTGCTGCAAAAATGATTTTTCCGACAAAAATGACGCCTTCGCCAAACTTCAGGGCTGCCGGATACAGGGTGTCCCTCAGAAAAGACACAACCTTTTTAATGCCTCCACCTTTAAACCACTCTGCCAGGTCACCCGCTGTCTGTTGTATAGCGGGAGCCAGCTCTGCGCCCAGTTGTCCGGAAATTTCTGCAACCGCAGAAGAAAAAACCTGCTGCAAATCAGAAACAGCCTTGTTTCCGGCAAGTGCGCCAGCCACCCCCTCTTTTGTCACCAGATTATATTTATCCTGCTCAGCCAGCAGTTCCTGAAAACTTTTTCCTGAACGTTTGATCAGCATCAGCAGTTTACTGGCTTCACCACCAAACAATGCATCCAGCGCAAAAGATGCCTTTGATTCATCTTCCAGAGACAGCGCCCTGTCGATAATTTTTTCGAACTGCGCCTTATCACTCAGTCCGGCAAGATCGCCCTCCTTAAATCCCAGCGTTTCAAAGGCGTCAGAAAGCGAACTCTGCTTGCCATTTTGTTTATATTCCCCGGCCTTATGCAGGTATTCCTCAAACAGATCTCCGATATTATCGCCGGTCATATCGTACTGTTTTGCCAGGGCGTCCCAGTTCATGTACGTACGGGTATCCACGCCATACGCAGTCGCTTTACCCGCCGTTTCAGCCGTCTGCGCATTCATGGCTGCCGGAGCAATCAGCGCACCAAGTGCCGTGGTCACGGCACCGCCCCCCATCGCCAGACCGGCATTCCAGGCAAATTTGCCGGTTCCGGCAAGCAGACTTTTTCCCTTCCCCATAAAACGTCCGAGCCGATCGCGACGCTCAAGGCTCCGGTTCAGTTTTTTCTGGGCCGCATCCGCTTTCTTAATTTCAGCAGTGAGCCGGGCGTATTCATCCTCCATCGACTTAAAACGTTTCCCTGCCAGCGCCGCCCGCTTCATTTCTGCTGCCAGCTCTGCCTGCTCCTTACGCAAACGCGCAGCCTGCTGCTCCACATCCTGCAGATTTTTTCGCAGATCCGTCGCCGAACGACGCCACGAACTGTCCAGTTTGCCCCCGAACGACACGGTGGCCTTAAGATTCTGACTTACGCTTCCCACGTTTTACTGCCTCCACTTCATCCAGTAAAAATGCCGTAAACACACTGAACGGCATGGACAGATAATCGGAAAGAGGAAAATGCAGCCGCCGCCCGAGAAACCTTAACCCTCTGAAGATTTCGGTTTCGGTCGCTTCCCGGGTGGCAGCATAAAAACATTAAAGGCATCCGTCAGCTGGGCATAATCCGCTGCGGTCAGCAGCCAGATATCCTGCTCACTCAGATTACAAAGCTGCGCAATCATACGCGCCTCTTTTTCCTCCTCTGTTCCCCGGTCTTTGGTGAAGGCAATGCGATCGCGCACCAGCGGTTCGCGCATGGTGATGTGTTCCAGCACAGCCCCGCCCCCCAGAGTGACAGGTGTGTACAGTGTGATGGTGCGGGTTTCACCCGGAATATTCATAATCTGCTCCTTAAAAAAAACGGCCCGCAGGCCGTTATGCGTTAATCAGTGCTCAGAGACGCACTTTTGCCGACAGGCCGGCGAGAACATTCACGCCGTTGATCCGACGCTCAAAACGCTCGGTATCAATCATAATGAGTTCGATCCCCTCCAGCGTCTGACGGTAATAATTCACCGCGATTTCCACTGTCACCGCATTTTCTGACAGCCCGCTGTTTCCGCGCGCATCCGGCGTCACCGTTTTCACAAAACCTTCGATTTCTTCGGTGGTCCCCAGCGCGGTGCCGTTTGCCAGATAGCCCTGATAGGCCGTGAAGCGGGAGCGGCTGCCACTGACAAATCCGAGACTGGACAGCATGTCTGTATCCAGACCATAGAATTTAATCTGGCAGGTCAGCGCCTCCATGCCGTCGTCAACCGGCGTGGGCGCATCCTGTGCCCCGGTGCGTAAATCGGTGGTGGTTATGGACAGCGTGGGTGGCGTGAACTCATGCGCTCCCTGAATACGGATCCCCTGGCGGAAAAAAGTCCAGGCCCGTAATGTGTTTTTACTGCTCATGTTGCCGTCATCTCCTTAATGCCGTATTCGTTGTTGACGCTCACCCGCATGCTGATAAGTTCAGTCGGCGATTTGGGACCGAAGTCATAGTTGATGTACAGTTCACCGGCTGCCAGCGTTTCGGCGGTATTCAGTTCCGGATCCAGCCATGCCCGCCCCCCGAAGATGGCACCTTCTGCCACCAGACGGCGCATATACGCATTAATGGTGCCAATGATGTCGTCCGCATTCTGACGATCAAGCGGGCGGTCAACATATGCCAGCATCGCTTCCTGAATACTGTCTTCAATCACATCCGCAGTACGGCGGACGGACTCGAAATGCCACTGAGGATGGGACGAGCACAGCCGGTTTCCCCAGTGTTTAAATCCGGCGCGGCGGATCAGGGTGGAGACATTCTGCATATTAAGCAGGTTGGCATCGCAGTTACGCTCACCGAGGATAAATTCATCCACCTGCTCAACACCGAGGATGTTGTAAACCTCCTGGTTTGATTTGCTCCACCACCACCCTTTTTCATAGTCAATACGGGCACGCAGTCCGGCAGCAAACGCCGAATACGGGCGATACACCAGTTGCCCCTCTGCATTACTGACCTGCACACGCGGGCGCAGTAGTTCAGTCCGGGCACCGTAAGACTGACGACGCTGCACCACTTCCTGCAGTGTCGCGCCCGCAGCACAATCCACGTACGCCACTGCCCGCAGTTTTCCGGCCACAGTTTCCAGTGCCTTACCTACCGCATCGTCTTCACTGAATCCTGGTGCAATCACAATACGTGGCTGATACGTGGTGACGGATTTTGCCGATGACAGCATGCTGATCCCCGCAAGAATGGCAGCACGCTGCTCTTCCGGCTTCGTTTTTTCTTCCACCCGGACGATCACCGACAGCGCGTTACGCTGGTCGTTAATCTCCGTCAGCGCCTGCTTCAATGTTCCGGTGAGCCCCAGACGTGAAAGCGCCGTTGTTCCCGCCATCGCCACTGGCGTGTTCAGCGGAAACGGTTCATCTTCACCGCCACTCAGTGTGCCGGAAAACGGCGACACAATACCGTCACCGCTGCCGGTGGCACTCACCCCGACCCCAGCCACGCCATTCACTGCCGTCACAACATCGCTGACGGTGGCATTACCGGCCCCCTCTTCACTGCATCCAAGCCAAATCAACAGGCTTCCGTTTTCCCATTTTGCTGACGTGGGGACCGCACCCGCACTTTTTTCTTTTGCTGCCTGTAAAGCCTGTTCAGCAATAACGGTAATGGTATTTCCGCTCCGCCCCGCCGCTTTTGCCGTAAAGGTCAGCTCGTTACCCAGCAACGGCGTTCCCGCTGTCAGTGTTGCTGCCACAGCCCCGGCAGCCTGCGGCGCGGTTCCCACCACCCCAATAATGGCTGTCTCTATTGTGGTTACCGCCACCGTGCCTGCTGTCAGCTCGATGGTTTCCACACCATGTAATTGCCCCATTTGCATTCTCCGGACATAAAAAAACCTGCCGCAGCAGGTCACATTTTCTGATTCGGTACTTTCGTGGTTCCCCCACTGTCTCCGGGATGGTCGTGTCCATTAAACGTTTCCCGGATCCGGCTCATACTGCCGGATTTATCCGTCACCTCTCCTTTTGCATAAAAATCACTTTTCACCACCACTTCACCTTCAACCATCGTGCGTCCGTTCACGATCAGGTTTTCTGAAATCATGACGTTTCCGTCCAGTACACCATTCCCGGTAATGGCATAAGTGCCCCCTTCCGCCAGAATAATGGTCAGTGAGTGCGTCTCCCGGTTATAGCAAATTTCAGTACCATCTCCGTAACGGGTGATGTGCTCACTGTCGCTGCCCTGCGGAGCCGGTGCCTCACCGGTATTCCAGCCGGGAAAAACACGACCGTTATTCAGCTCCCCGGCCTCTGACAGCACCGTAACCGCATCACCCACAGCAAATGGCTCAAAATCTGCCCGGTTTTTTCCGGCAAACCCCTGACATAATGGCAGCCAGGTGGTCACAATATCCCCCAGATCCACGCGGCATTCCGGAAAACCACCGTCCAGCCGCACCGAGTGGATCACCCCGCGCCGGACCATATTTGCCAGGCGGCGCTGTAAATCCCCCAGAACCTCATTCACGTGGCTTTCCCTCAAAAATCAGCCGGTAATCATCCACATGCTGTCGCCCGATCTCCGGTGCAACACCCAGCCAGGCCCGCTGTAGCGGCAGGTTATCCGTGGCAAAGAGATCCATACCAAACGTCACCGTCTGGTTAAATGAAATCTGCCAGACCAGATAATCATCCAGACGCGGATCGGTTTCATCTGCGTCCGCTGATATAAAAATGGCAGGCTCCACATTTGCCAGCCCGAACGTCTGCCCGTCGAGCCAGTGCGACAACGCGGCTGCCGCCGAACGGATAAAAATATCCGGCTTTATCGCCCTGCGTTCTTCTTTTTTTTCTTTATCCGGCTCACCGGCACGGTCAACCAGTACCCACAGCGCAGCAGACAACACCACCGTCATCTGCCCGTCTGCATTGCTTTTCGCATCCCAGCCATCGACCGCCAGAAACACCGCCGGAGTGACCAGCTGCGTGACCCGTTCCGGATAGGTGTCCGCATCATTGATCCATTTAAGTTTTTTCAGGGCATCCAGCACAGCAGTGTGCCAGGATGCCATGCATAAGGGTTCAGCCATTACATCCTCACGTTTTTTATCGGGGGGTCACGGTAATGCCGTACTTCGCGCGTCGCCGGATGTCTGATTCGAACTCTTTCATAAAAATCTCCAGGCACTCCGCAAAAGCCACATCCTCCACGTAATCCATCGTGCGGGCGTAAATGTTGGCCTCGGCTTCACGGACGCGCCCCGTCTCCGGATTTTTGATGATGATCGTTCGTCGGTTCTCTTTACGGCTGCGTATCACCAGCCCGTTTTCATACGCGGCAGGAGATAAAAACGAACCGTTGGGTTCAAAAACGGGATCGCTGGCTTTGCGGCGACGTCGCCGGGCACGGTTCTCTTTGATAAACCGCCCGGTTACCGGATCACGGAGATCATGATGACGAACACGTCGTCCACGAATGCGTCCGCGCAGATCCTTTATCTTGATCGCATTAAGACCAAACCAGAAACGGGCTTCATCCATTGCATTACCCCGGGTAATGCGGGTGGAAAAAAGACGCCTGCGCAGCATGTCCATTTTGCGGGGAGCCAGGCCGGTTTTCAGTTCCGCAAGCGCCTTCATGCGCATTTTTGATGCCGTTCGCTTCAGTGCGCGGGAATAGGCCAGACGAAACTGGTGCTGCGTTGCGCCAGCCTGCGCCACAATATCCCGCAATTCTTCGACGTCGATATCAAACAACAGATTTCGCCGGATGCGTGATGCCCGCGCCATTGCGACATCTCCTTATGAAGTTTATTTTTTACTCCATTCGATGGTCGGTAATGATGTCCCCCGTCCACGCCCGAGCGTTACGCGTGTGCGCCCCATTTCATCCGCACCTATATGCGTGACGCGGTAAAATTCGTGGTTCAGCTCCACTGTGCAGTTTGTGCTGAGCCCCTTAATATCCTCTGTCAGTGCGCTGAATGCCGGAGCCTGATCGTTAATTTCTCCACCACCCGGAACACGAACCGGCGCATCCGGAGATTCAAAAATCACCATAACAGGGCGACGCTCGCTGCCAATAGACAGTATCGCCGGACACTCCTCGGAAAAAAGCCGGGAAATGCGGGCATCTGCCCGCATCAGCCGTTTATGAAATCGATGCATCAGTACCCCAGACGCACACAAACACAGGCATCTCCGGCTTCAGCCGATGCCCATACTGTTCCCACCAGCGTATTACCTGATTTCGTTGCGGTCAGTGTTGCCGTATCCGCTTTGAAATACACCAGCTTGCCTTGCGTCAGCGCCTCTGCCTCTTTAGGTAAAGAGAAAACCCCCACCGTATGCAGAATGCCCACATCCCCGTCCGGAATATCAGCGTGAGCAACACCAACAAGATTATCCTGAACAACCAGATCGCCAGATGACACCGCCTTCCCGGTCCCGTTCACCCAGTCGACGTTTTTTCCGTCCTGAACAAAATTTTTTGACATTTTTTTCTCCAGTAAATGCGGCGCAAAGTGCGCCGCTTCAGCCATAAAAAAAACCGCCCTGTCCGGCGGTTATTTATTGTTTTTTCACTTTGACCATGCCACGCCAGTCAAGCGGTGCCACTCCGGCATCAATGCGCACCTTGAATGCTGCACCATCAACCGTAAAGCCCTGTTGCTGCTCCAGATACGGCGTATCAATACCGTCGAGGTAAGCCACTTCAATCGTGTCACGCCCCTGCGCTGCTACCAGGTAATAATCCGTCGGGCTGCTGTCATCAAGACGGGCCTCTGACAGAACCGTGGCAAAATTCTGAATCGGGTTAATAATGCCGCTGTTCGCATCTGCACCGGGCACGCTGGCAGACTTAATCAACTGATTGGCACGCGACTCAATGGCAACAGGCGTCAACATAAAAGCAGGACGAATGTTCAGGCGGCGGTCACCCGATTTCTGGAGCAGCATGGCTTTACGCCCGGAATCCAGCCCCTCAATAGACAAATCTGCAGTCACCAAGTTGCCATGATCTGCATGGAACAGCGGTTTGCCATCCGACATTTTCGGATTGCTGGTCAGCACGGCCCAGACCAGATCACCCACGGTAGTCCGCGCTGCCGCCCCCATTGCCATCGGAATACGGGTCAGCATATCCAGGTCATCATTGATGATGGTCTGGCGATCAATGCTGAACAATTCGCCATAAGTCGCCAGTGCAATCGGTTCGCCACGATCTTTCAGGGTCACATATTTATATTCAGCCCCCGGCAATACTTTTCGTAGCGTCGGGAAAGTTTCCAGCCCGACACGATGCGCGGTTTTAAAATCAGTCAGCGTTCCCTTGCGGGTCCATTTGTCAAAATTTTCGCTGGCATCATCCCAGCCCTGCAACGCAGCTTTATGAGCCACATCCATCAGGATATTGCCGAAATCGCTGCTGCTGTGAGTAAATGCCAGCCCCACCATCGCCATCGGTGCGGAATGACCGGAGATACCGATACCGCGATCAACCAGCGAAGCACGCGCCAGCTCGCGCAGTGTAAAACCGTTATAAGCATTATCTTTTTCTGCTTCGGCATATCCGGCGCGTGCCATCACAGCCGCACGAATGGAATCGCCGACCAGATTACCGTTCCCGGCATGAATATGAACAGCGCCCGGGCCTGCACTTGGTGTCGTTCCGGCTGCCAGCGCCTGCAACAGTTTTTCACGGGCCTGTGCTTCCGTACAGGTCATGTCGTTCAGACACTCCGCTTTCAGTGCGGCATAAGACGGGAAAGAGGCAAAAACTGCGGTTACAGCCTGCACACGTTCCGCATTGGCTGCCATCAGTTGTTGCTGAACCTGCGAAGCAATTGCGCTGATATCCACATTTCCGGTTAATGGTGCCTGCTGAGCAGCGATCTGTTGCGCATTTTGCGGGGTTGCTTTCGGCTCCTGCGGCTGTCCGTTTGTCGTTTCTGCACGTGGAGCAAAAAGCGCGTTAATCTGTTCTGGCATATTATGGTAATCCTTCAGTTTATTTTGGTTCACACAGGCCGCAGCCTGTAATTCAGGTTCAAGCGTATCAGCGAAGCCTTTTTCCACGGCTTCAGCACCGTTCAGCCAGGTTTCTGCTTTCAGCATGGCTTCCAGCTCCTCCTGCCCGAGTCCGGTTTTATTCATGTAGGCTGACAGCATCAGCGCCTCGTTGCGATCCAGCCAGTCAGCATAATCACGCATATCATCGGAATCACCGGCGATCCCGCCCCACGGCTTGTGTATCATCAGCCAGGAATTTTCAGGCATATGCACTGTGGCGCCAGGCAGGCAGACAATCATGGAGGCCATGCTGGCTGCAACACCATCCACCCAGATATCCACCTTCGCTTTCAGCCGTGACAGCGTGTTAAAAATGGCAAACCCCTGCATCACATCGCCGCCCGGGCTGTGGATATGCAGATCAATAGCGCTGGCCTCAAACACCCCCGCATCCTTACAGTCAGCAATAAACTGCTGCGCGGTGATGCCCCATCCGCCAATCACGTCATAGAGGTAAATTTCCACCCGCCCGGCAGTCTGCGCACGGATTTCATACCAGCACTGACCATTAGCGGCATCCACCCCCGCAAGGCTGGCGCGGGGATTAATCATCGTCCCGCGAAGACGCGGGTTTATCATTTGCTGCATCAGGGATCACTCCTTTATCGTTAGCGGCGTCAGAATCGAACACCAGCCCGTTTTCCCGGTTAAATTCAGTTTCACGCAGTCGCTGACGTTTGACCTCCTGCGGTGACTGCCCACGGGCACGTATCCACTCGGCCTCCGTCCCGGCACCACCGCGAAGAATGGCCCGCCATGCTGCAGCCTCCTTCACCGGATCAATCCACGGCATCACCGGGCCAAGATAAGTGGCATTGAAAAGCGTGGACATATCCACATCAGGAGGAATTTCAAGAAAAGGTATCGCCTGCTCCAGCCATGCCCGGTACACCGGGCGGCTGTACTGACCGACAAACCACTGCTGTAAAACTCCGTAGCCTTCGTAACCTTCCACCAGCTCCTGACGCTGCGAACTGTAGGAGCCGTTATAGTCACGGGCAATACTGGAATAACTGCCACGGGTTCCGGCAGCCACAGCACGCAACTGCCCGTTCCGGAATTCATAAAGATGAACATTCGGACGATTCGACTCCACCATCCCCAGATCTTCACCGGGGGCCAGTTCGTCAAAAATCATGCCCGGCGAAATATCAAAGTACCGGGGTTTTTGTTCTGTGGGTGTCCAGTCGTTATCCGTCGGAAAGCTGGCGGCATCACCACGCTTAATGTAGAAACCCAGCGCGGCAGCAATACGGGCAGCCACACGCTCTGATTCTTCGTAATCTTTCAGATCAGCAATCCGGCGAATCACACCATGTAACAGGCTGACACCTCTCACCTGATGAAGCCGTTTCCGCATCGCCAGATGAAGCATGTTGTCTGCGTGAACAGTTTTGAGATCGGCGCTGAATCCACGCATATTTGCAGGATGGTATTTATAAACCCGATACCCTACAGGCCGCCCCCAGTTGTTAAGAATAATGCCCTGGCGGACTTGCTGACCCGCGTTCGTGTTCAGACTGACCGGAACAAAATCTGCTTCGAGAAGTTCCAGTGATAATGGCACCACAGTGGAATGATTCAGACCGGCGACAGGACCACGCACCAGTTGTACGAACATCTCGCCATCACGCAAAGCAGATCGCAATGCCATCCGTTCGGCCTCCGGGCGAGTGAACATCCCCGTGACCTCAGGGCGAACAGACCATTCAGACCACAATGCCGAGATCTGCTCTGCCAGCAATTCATGTAGGGTGCCATCGCTTCTCAGTGGTTGTGGTTCAACCTGGATCCCCTGCGCACCAATAACCCGCTCTTCCAGCTTATCCAGCAGACCAATCACGATATCATGATCTTCATCCAGCGCCCTGGCCTGCTCCCTTAACGAAGTGCCGGCAGAAAAAACTGCTGTATCGGCAGAACGACTCTCACGCCGGGCTTTATTCAGGCGTGAAGGCTGCGCCGCCTCATAAGCTCTCAGCAGCATTTTGTTTCTGGCGCGCGAAACTGCCCACCCTGGCGCAATTGCACCAAGTGCTTTATCAAAAAAACCCATAAAAAACCTCAGGAGAAACGGGCGAGTTTGTACGGTTTCCTTGTGGGCTGGCAGGCCGCCGCCCAGCGTTTTTCCCAGTATTCAAGTTCCCTGCGCAATGCAACAGGATCATGGTTGGTGATCGCCCTGCCATTCACCCCGGTAAAAGACACACTTTTACCATCCAGGGAATCCCTGTATGCCTGACGCACGATAACCAGCATCTGGAAAATCTCATCTTTTTTCACAACCATCCTCCGTTTCGGGGTAGTGATAACCAGTTTCCGGATAACGCTTCCGGCGACGCTGCTTTTTGCCGCTCATCTCTTCCGGCAACGTTTTTCTTGTCCACTGTGCCGGAAGAACGTCTGTCTGCCGAAGCACCCGCGTCAGTATCCTGCCCTCTTGCCCACTGGGGAGGGTTGCTCCAGTCACGGATTTTTTCATAGCCACGCAGAATGGCGACGGCATGGGCATAGCAAAAAAGGTCAAACGCTTCGTTATTCCCTTTTCCCGGCTTGCGCCATTTCCCGTCAGCACCGCGTTCCTCATAGGTCAACTCTTCATAAAACCACTCCCCGAGCCAGTCAGGAAAATGAATGTAGCCCGGCCCGGGCATTTCACGTTGCAGGTTATTGCTTAGTTGATCTTTCAGCAGGTCTGTCTGCAGGAGATATACCGGCACCTTTCCCTGAGCATCCGCACGGCGATCGCTTCGCCCGGTATTATCCGGGTGTGTGATGGTGATAATTTTCTGGCGTTTCGTGCTGTCTCCCTTTACCAGAAAAACCCGTCGCCCCAGTCCATCCTGACGACATTTTCGCCAGAATTTATAGGCGTTATCCGTCACTCCATCTTCACCACCACTGTCCACCGCCATTGCCAGTACAGGCATTCTGCGGGCCGGATCGGACTGGAGCGGATACGTTTTCTCCAGTACATCGGTGACCAGCAGCTGCCAGTCTTCAGGATAAGCCCCGGGATGCACAGGTAATGCTTCGCCATTTTCATCGCAGCGCAATGACTGTCGGATGTTATAACGGTCCACCAGCCAGCGTTCACCGTCCTCGCCATAACCAATAATCTGCACCACAAACCGTCGGTTCTTCCCGCCCTGCACGTCCACCGCCGCAATAAGAAAACGCACTTTCGGCGGTACCAGGCGCTTACCGTAATCCTCAGCCCGCTGCATCAGAACATCTGCACTGCGCAACTCCATTGCGGAACGAGGCAAATAAGGTAATCCCCAGTCGGTGTTAATCACCGCCTTCAGCGTTTCCTCACTGCCTGTGGCTTCATATTCCTGCTCAGCAGTCAGTAGTTTGTAAACCAGTTGCGCCCAGGTCTGATACGCAGCAGCCGGCCCTTCCATCCAGAAGCTGGCTATCCTTGAATGACGTGGCGTTCCGCTAACATTCCCTTCTCTGTCAATCTGCTCACCTTCACGCAACCAGACGCCGCGACCATTCAGTTCACGTTTCATATCTGCAGTGATTTGACTGCCACAATGCGGACACAATATATGAGCCGCTTCACTGGCTTTTACAGGATCAGGATTGTCACGATATCCCGTCATAGCCTCCATCGATGGCTGAAAATAATCACCACAATCCGGACAGGGCCAGTACCAACGACGACGATCGCCACGGTTATACAGAGAAAGGATCCCCGTGGTGGGCGGGGCTTCATGCGGTGACGTTCTGCGCCATTTGCTGTTTGTGATCTCACGTCCAGGGGAACTCTCCACCAGCGTCATACCAGCTGACATAAATGTGGTGGTACGTTTTGAAGCCAGAGAGAAACCATCACCTTCGCCATCGATATCTTCAGGAAATCGGTCGTAATCAGTCAGCGCCACACATTTAAAATCAGAGGATGACATGACATTGATGGAAGGCCAGCCGATTTTCAGAAAGCTGCCTGACAGAAAATATTTGTCATGAACGTTGTTATCGTTACGGCGTGGGCTGAGGCGTTTTCTGACCTCCGGGCTGCAACGAAATGTTCTTGCCAGGCGTTTTTTGGAGTGCTCCTGCGCCTTATCCTGCGTCATCTGCACCAGCAAAAAGTCAGACGGATCGCAGACAATGTTATAAACCACCCAGCCATCAATCAGGCCGTTAGTCTTGCCCGTACGGGCAGGACCAACAAAAACAACCGCATCAAACTCACGGGACGACAGGCAGTTCATGGGTTCAATCACATACGGTGCAACCATCGGATCCCACGGAACAGAGTTGCCACCAGATGTAGGGACTCGCATAAATTTTTGTACCGCTTCGGCAACAGGCATCCTGCGCGGCGCTTTAATTAACTGGCCTGTATCCAGTTTCAACGATCTGGCGGTCGCCTGCACAGGCATTATTCGTCCTCCTGATTTTCCTCCTCTGTATCTTCCTGTTTGCTGTCATCTGCCACCCGCCGCGCAATTTCGTCACGCAAATCATCAATAATGCTTTGCACCCGCATGACAGCCGAAGGCTCAAGAGCGCAATCGCGTTCAAGAATATCGGGGAGGGTTTCCAGAACCTGCACCATAGCCTTTGCCATTTCAGCAAATTCACGGGCGACATCAGACGCAGGGATCAGTTCTCCGACCTCCTGTTCGAATTTCAGGCGCTCACGTTCTGACTGATACCAGGCTTTTCGGTCATGGGGATCCATTTCCCCTTCAGCGACCGGCGGTGGCAACTTCAATAACTCAGCCAGAATATCAGTGAGCTTGTACAACTTAAGTTTGTCGTGCCCACCCGTGGTTTTAATTTTTTTTAACCTTTCAGACACCGTTTGTCGGTGTAACCCAGACAGAGCAGCTACCTGACTGATGTTGAGTGCAAGATTCTTCAGTTCACGATCCATAATTCACCCGACACATAAAAAACCAAGATCACGACAAGTTTTATGTCGTCGAATAAAAAAACACCGATTTCGACATAGGAGAAATAAATTAACAATAAATATCATGTAGTTAACAAGATGATGATGACGAATGAAAATGCAAAAATTTGGCGATTTCTGCGTGTCTGCATCCCCCCGGTGTTTCAGGTTCTGGAAAGGACCCGTAAAAATGGGAATGATTCGCATTTACATACTCAGGAGGGCTGATGGTGTTACTGGAAAGAACGACAAAGCGGCAACGATGATACGTTGCCGCTTGTTTAAGCAATTTAACCAGACATTAGGATTACATGTAGGAAACAGTCACCGGCAGGGATGCTTTCCACTGAATCTGAGTATCACCTGTTACAGCTTGATCAAGGGTGATTGTGATGTTTTTGCCTTTTTCAATGCCGGAACCATAGAAAGCACTGTACTGATACGATGAATCAGTAAAGTCCCAGGCACCGTATCCACCATTCTTATCTGACCACGAGGTCCCTTGGTCATTATACTTCTCAACAAACTCACCACTAATTGCAGAAAGACGGCTATAAGGATTAGATAAGGAGCCTGAACTATCTTTTGGTAAACCACCAAAGAAACCATCCCCTGATTTTGATGCCACCATTACATACTTACCATTACTTGGCCCAGTATAAGAATATTCAGCGCCAACCAGCAACGAAGTAGATAAAGTACCAATCTTTCCTCCGCCATTGCCATTGTTCACATCAATAGTAAGTACAGCTTCGCTGTTCTTAATAGTAGCGACATCAATAGCATTACCGAAATCAATCTGTGGAGAAATACCATCCTGCCCAGGGAAGGTTTTGTTAGTCTGGGTGCGAATACCCAGAACCGGAATTGCCTGGTTTACAGCAACATCAACTACTTTCTGGCCTTTCTGAACCAGCGCATCCAAGCCAGTTACCGCATCACCCGTTTTTACTTCCCACGGAGTTACCTTCGCTACCGGAGTCAGCGTACCGCCCAGCTCAACAGAATTACCCGTACCGTTTGCAGTCCATGCCATCGCAGAACCGGATACCACAGCAGAAGCCGCTACTGCCAGCGCAATCAGTGTTTTTTTCATTGAAAGATTCCCTATAAACATTAACTGAATAAAAACAGCAACCAGATAAAAACATTCATATCAAAAGTGTTACTGTTTACCCGTAAACATCACAAACGTTGCAATTCACGTTGCCTTTAAAAAAGTACGGGAGTATCCTCCCGTAAATTAGAAAGACTCTGATTGCTTACTTGTTATTGTTTACAGGGACGCATGTTAGAGTTTAATCGGACATTAGTTTTCAAACTAATACTTTCTCTTCCCTGGAAATTTGTTACGCCTTCCGACCAAACACTCCACAGCTACCTTCCGATAACTTAAAAATATCGCAGCAGGAAACGGCAATGCCTAATCACCCCATAATCCGGTTCAGACATTTCCCCTCTTGCTTTCCGTGGCGGTATAAAAGCCAAAAACCAAAAACATTATCGCAGCCCCTCACACTGAAGGGCTGCTGTAATGCCTGTTACTCAGTAACTACCGCACCTTCCGGTAATTCCATACCAGCAAATACCGGACAACCAGGATGACGATCATCTTCTGTTGCTTCCAGCATTGACTCACCAAACCACTCCGTCGTGGCGCGACCATCAGCTGCTTTGTAGTGGATCAAGTACTGGTTTTCGCCATCCGCATACTGCGCGCGGGCTTTAACCTCACCCCATTCATCACTGATGCGCATCTCCACCAGTTGAGACAACTCAAACATAAACGGAGCAGCATCAGCACCAATTACAATCGGTTTGTTTTCTGTTTTTTCCATCATCGTCTCCTGATATCGAAGCCCATCGCCGCACCGGGCACTGATCAACATTTGAGTATTCGCGGCGACAGAAAGAATTTATTTTATTGAGTAGCTACAAACACAGAATTTCATGCTTTCCGGACGCTGGCGCACCCTTCATTTTTCAGCAAAATATTCCGCTCTTATGGGCGATCAGTTCTGCAGACACTGCCGAACACCGTCAACAATTTCGCAGACCTGAGAAGCCGTATCGAAAAGCTGGCGCGCCTTATCCAGGCTGACGCATCCCACCAGAAAAAAAGGCACCAGTATCGCTACCAGTGCCCATTTTGCCGCCGCTCGCGGCATTCTGTGTGTCCAGTGCTTCCGCTTCATCTCGCTATCCACCAATCAATCCGGATAAGCTCAATACTCGCCAGGCTGTGGCAATGAAAATAGCAACCAACATTGCTGAAAATGAAAGGCCAACAACCACACAGAGAATCCTCACCAGCTTTACGATGCTATCTGACATATTTACCCCCGCCCCACTTACGATTTCACCGCAATGACCAGTTTTGCCAGCCCATACAGCATCGGAGACACGGCGATACCAACCGCCACCCACTTAATGGCAAAAGCCACCGCTCTGCTGATGTCATCAGTTACAGGCGCTTTCAATTCAAGGCCGTTTTTCATAGTCAACCTCAACAGAATTAGTTTATACTTCCTCATGTTCTCCTTTGCCTTACCCAAGGCCAGAAACAGAAAACCCCGGACTGTTACCGCAGCCGGGGTTTTTGCTATCTGATGCTATGCCCCTTACTTTCGCTCATCGTAGCCCCAGAAAAGAGCCAGCATGAGTTGAGGGTGTTCAGCACTTCAGCGTCAGTTTTTAAACTGCTACGCGCTCTTTCATCCAGCCGTAGACAAACGACTCGTTGGCCTCGCGTTTTTCTGCCAGCTCCAGATAGCGGTCACCCTGCGTGCAATTCAGCGCCTTCAGCATCACCAGTTCGCCGTCTTTGCCGCGTTTTTGCAGATAAGTCCGTAGTGCATTAATCGTGCGGGGGCCGATACGCCCGTCTGCGTCCATATCCGGGAACAATTTGCCTTGCAGGTTGAAAACGTTCAGCCAGCGTTGGAGCATTTTCGATGCTACGGACGGCCCCATATTCACACCGGTATCACACAACTCTGCAGCAATATCAGGGGATAATGCGGCGACCTGGTCAAAACGTGGTCCGAACCAGTAATCCGCCTCGAGTATTTCCAGCGCCTGCCCGCGCGTCAGGTCACGCATATCGCCGCGATATCCGTGAGCGCGGGCGACTTTTTCTGTAATACCCCATTTTGTCGGCCCACCTTTATCGTCCGGATGATTGACGTAGCCACCCTCTTTTCCGAGGATTTCATCAAAAATGACGTCCTTTGATTTCATCTCAGTGCCTCAACAATGGAAAGATTCTTGTGACGTTCCCGCGTGCGCGTATCACCAGCACGCAGAACAGCAGGTTAAAAAACACTTCCAGCCAGCCCGTTGCTAACGGGCGACCACACAGATAGCTGAGGGGCGCAAAGGCATACAGCAGCATCAGCAGCCAGGCCAGCCATGACATCAGCGGTTTATGTCTGGAATCACGGCGACGATAAAAAAAGAGCGTCAGCACGATAACCGTGCATAACGCCACATTCAGCAATCCGGGAAGGTTACTTAACATTGCCGCCTCCTCCACCCCGCAGGCGGGAGAACAGGCCGGACACCAGCGATGCAATATCCTGCTGGTGGATGAACGAGAGAATCTTCACCGACACCACTGACACCAGCACTGCACACAGTGCGTCGACAGGCGCACCGTCAAACCCTGTATGCTTTACCAGCCAGGATGCCAGAACCTCTGCGCCCAGCACGCCGATAATGAACGACACCAGAAAATGCGCCGCCACACGCCAGGCTGAAAGCGCCTGTGGCATCGTTGCCACAAATAACGCCCCGGCGAACGCACCAAACACAATCCCGAAATCCGTTCCGGTAAACAGCCCGAATACCGTCGCCCCGCCGAGCGCCACAGCCGTGCCGGAACCGGATAAGGGTTCAGACATACTTTTTTCTCCTGTAAATAAAAAAGGGCCACCAGCGGCCCATAAAAACACCCCGTCAAAGGCACCTGCAGATGCCTTTTGTGTGGTGTTATCTGATGTGATGTGCGCCGGAGGTAGCGCGGAGAAAATGAAATAAGACTTACCGGAAATTAAGGTCAATCTGAGGATTTAAACCATTTTTAAAGCTTAGTAATATCAACTCGTCTCCGGAAGGAGATCGATACTTATTCTTCTTCACGGACTTTGTCCCGCGGCGTTAATCCGACAGCCGCGCTTTTTTTGCGCCATATTCATCGCTGACTTACATGGCATTGCCGCACGGACATTATCAGTGTCCGTGTTTTCTTTTTTTCGAATTAAGAATAAAAAAAACCGCCTGGTGGAGGCGGTTAAGGATGTGTTTCCAGGTTTTGCTTAATATATGATTAATCTCAATGTCATGGTGTTATTTACAACACCAGAATGATGCATCATCGGCCCCTGCCAGAGACATTGCAAATCTCTACCAATAATGCACCATTCCGGTGGCGTAAAAAACGGCACTGGTGCTGCAACCGATATCACTCATTACAGTACAGGGCGAGGTAAGGAGTCAGGAAAAACGCCCCACATAAAATGTGTCAGTGCCTAACACAACCTAGTATCTATCGTCCTCTGCTGGAGCGGGTAGCGGGAATCGAACCCGCATCATCAGCTTGGAAGGCTGAGGTAATAGCCATTATACGATACCCGCATATGGTGCCGACTACCGGAATCGAACTGGTGACCTGGTGATTACAAGTCAGTTGCTCTGCCTGCTGAGCTAAGTCGGCATTGGTTCCTCAAGAGAAATAAAAATGACCGCGCTTTACATCCCCTTCGGAACCGGAGACCGATATTAATAATACCAGCTCTCTTTTCAATGGAAAATTACATCAAGATTTGTAAATATAGGTATATGTTTTTATTTTTTATAAAATAAAGAAATTATTAAATGCATATTTAACGATTATTTTTTATTTCAGTTACAGTCTGATTAAATCTCTCTTCTTCCAGTTCCACGCCAATCGCACGGCGTCCCAGTGAAAGTGCCGCTTTTATTGTTGAGCCTGAGCCCATGAAAAAATCAGCAACCAAATCACCCGGACGGCTGCTGGCAGTAATTATCTGGCGCAACATATCGGCTGGTTTTTCACAGGGATGTTTGCCCGGATAATACTGCACGGGCCTGTGCGTCCAGACATCCGTATACGGAACGGCAGCTGATACGGAAAAATAACGTCGCAAAGATTTGTACTCTTCCAGCAGGCTGGCGTATTGACGGTTCAGTTCACTGTATGTGCTGACCAGCTGGTGGTGTGGCTTTTCCAGTTCCCCGCGCTGATGTTTTTCTGCCGCAACACGCGCAAACAACGCCTGCAATTTGTTGTAATCACCCTCGTTCGGTAACTGCCACTGACTGATACCAAACCAGTGCGAAGCCATGTTTTTCTTTCCGGTGGCTTCCGCTATCTGTTTCGACGTTATCCCCAGTGATTCACGCGCATCACGAAAGTAAGAAATCAGCGGGGCCATGACGTGCTGTTTTAGCTCGCGCCCCTTTGCCGCATAGCCGTCATTTTTGGGCTGATATGGTCCCTGATAATGTTCAGCAAACAGAATGCGTTCTGTTGCCGGGAAATACGCCCGCAGGCTTTCCTTGTTACACCCGTTCCAGCGCCCGGACGGCTTCGCCCAGATAATGTGATTCAGCACATTAAAGCGCTGACGCATCATGATTTCGATATCAGATGCCAGGCGATGACCACAGAACAGGTAGAGACTTCCGGCAGGTTTCAGTACCCGCCAGAATTGCGCCAGACACTGATCCAGCCATTTCAGGTAATCATCGTCGCCCTTCCACTGGTTATCCCAGCCTTCGGGTTTCACTTTAAAGTATGGCGGGTCTGTGACTATCAGATCGACAGAGTTTTCCGGTAAGGTCTGGATAAATTCCAGGCAATCAGCGTTGATTAACTCACAACTGGATATTTTTACAGTATTAGCCATAGATCAATAAGCACTTCTCTGATAGGCTCATTCCGCTTTTGCGCAAAGCAGATGGGCCTGAGGTTTGCTTGTGACCCCAACGCATGAGCAGATGGCTGATAGGTGCCGCTAACACCCACCAGCCGCCCATTACCACAAATTAAAAAGCCTTCACTGCGGAAGGCGTCTGTAACAACCGAACTGATAATCTGCCAGACCCGCCATAACAAGCTGGGTCAGTATTAACTGGCAACGTTCGCGTGAAAGGTAAGTATTCTGCGCAATTTCCCCGACGGTCGCCGGTTCGGTGACGCTTAATTCATTAAACACCACTCTGGCGGTTTCGGTCATATCCTGCTGTTTTAGCATGTCTTTTCCCCTTTTCCGGTTAACGTGACATACCAATAACTCTTGTCGAAAAAGCCAGCAAGTTGAAAGACCGGTATTCGCAACCACCAGCGCGTTTAACGTCCTGTGCCGTTTTTCAGGCAATAAAAAACCCGCTCGGTGGCGGGTTGTAAAAATTCTTCTAACGTCAGGCATAAAACGCCCATCGTTAGGGTGAATTTACCACAGATTCGGGAAAAATCAACAACACTATCGCGTTACCCTCTTTAACTGCCGCTCCGCCCATGCCTCTTCAATGTCAAACCGAACCACCAACGTATCGTAAAAGCGTTTCACTGATTTTTTCCACGTATCAAGCGTGATAGCACTCGTCACTTTGCGTATGGCATTAAATGCCTCCGTCGACGGCTGTCTTTCATAGCCACGACCGCCACAACGCTGGCAGTCCCTGATAACAGGCATACCCCGTTTTTCTGACTCTTCACGATGAATGGCTACACCACGCCCACGGCAGTCTTTACAGGCAGTGGAAATCTCCCCCTTCCCTTTACATTCAGGACAGGAAACTTTCACCACCTCCCGGATTTTTTTCCATTCTTCCCAATAAGACGGATACACGCCTTTTGTGCACTTTGCCCATACTGGCGGCTTACCATCCGGATACTGAACCTTGTTTGTAAAAACTTCGCTTTCAATAAATTTTTCCCCACGGCAACAAGAACACTGCTTTTTACTCGCTGCACTGCGGGCATAATCCTCAAAAGCATACGAAGCCATAATGCGCATCACTGCCGGTTTTATTTCTGCCGGAAGTTTTCTTAACGCCGCCACGCGATCGCACTGACTTAATGCATAATCTGCCAGTAATTCTGTTGCCCGCGCCCTGTCGTTCATACTAATGCCCATTTTCCCCAGGAACGCAGAAAATCCCATCTCAGCCCGGTTCTGTGTCATGCCCTGTGCAGCCATCACATCAGTGATACTCAGTGCATCTTTTGATGTCGAGGCGGATGCATCAGTCAGGCCTGGCGATTTCGGGGAATAGTATTTCGGTAAATCTTCCAGTTTCATTTTTGGACCTGCCCGTCATGCATTATTTCGTAAATCTTCACGCCCAGCCGACCACCAGGAACGACCTGACCGCGCACAATATTGATTTCATCAAACTGCTCGTCATCGATAAGCAGTCCCGCATGCGTCAGCGCATCCAGTGGTGCTTTCAGAATATTGTCCAGGTCACGACGGCGCTTATCCGGCGGCTCTGCAGTAATTTTTATTGCCAGCCTTCCGGACAGGTTTAATTTCAGCCGCTGCTGGCGAACAATAAGCGCCACATCCCGGCGATAACGCTCCCCTGCTTTTGATACAAAATATGTGCTGCCACGACGTCGCCAGTAGGTGTTCACCGTTGGCGGGTAAGGCAAAACAAATTCTATGCTTTCAGTCATTTATGCTTTCCACTTCAGGACACCTGAATTTCTCGCGTGCATTAAAAAACGAATCAGCAACAACAGCTGGCTGCCGTGTTTTTCTTCAAAATCTTTTACCCCGGCGTGTAGTTCGTTATGGCATTTACGGCACAGCGGAATAACAAACAAATCGTCAGCCTTTGTTCCCATCCCTCCCAGTCCATGACCAATGATGTGATGCGGATCATCTGCCTGATTGCCACACGTCATGCATTTCTGCGTTTTTACCCAACGCGTGTATAGAGGCATCTCTTCCCGTTGTGGTTTCTGGCGCTGGAGATACTGAGCCGGAGAATCCGGATCAACGGCAATGCTGACCGCCGTCTTTTCCTGTGGTGAGTTCTGTTGCTGGTGGACGTGAGGCGGTAACGCAATATTTTTTGTGCACTGCTTTAGTATGCTGGTGGCGGTCTGCTCTCCCGGTACGATGTCGCTTTCGCGATACACCGAGTGGATTTTTTCCGCACGCAATCCCAGAGAACGACGTAATACTGCCTCCGGTAGCGCGTCCGCCACCTGATTACAGACCGCCCACCAGGATAATTCAGCCAGCGATAATTCCCGCTCCTGTGTGCCATTCATTGCGTGACGGATGACGTCAATCATCCATGCTGCCAGGTTTTGTTGAGCCAGATGTTCCAGTGATTCGGAGGTCTGGTCGCGCAGCTGGTTGTCGCAGTGCCAGCACAGTACCATCGCGCCAGTACCGTAACGATGTATGACGGTTTCGCTGTGATGGTAGTCACCATGAGGCCACTGGCAGGATTTAACGTGGCGCAATAGCCAGTCAGACAGTGCACCAGCACCGCCAGCAGCGCGAATCACCCTCTCATCACTGAAAAATGGCAGTAATGATTTATCCTCCGCCAGCGGCTGGCGAACGGCAGGAACGACCCCGGACGGCAGACCGCGCATGCTTTTTGGTTCCGGCTCCACCAGCACACGCCCCTGCATAAACAAAGGCATCGCATCAGGACCAGGCCTGAAAAGTACAATCCCCAGACGGTGAGCAATTTCAGGAGTCACTAATACCCTCACATTACCTCCAGATGCGTTGCTGGAATGTGCGGGACGGACGCGGTGGGCGTTCGGAATAAGGGAGTCTGACGTAGATTATCCAGTGACGATAATCGAGGCTGAGGGCTTTCCTAAACTCATACCCACGTCTGCGGTAGTTCTGAATCAGCCATTCGGCCTGTTCTTCAGTGCAGGGGTCATGCTGATACCAGTCATATTTGAATGTGTGAGAACACCGCCCGTGCCTGCTGGCACGAACGGTATCAGAATTGTGTAATTTGGTCTTGTGCGCCATCTGTTTTCTCTGCTGGCGCAGCAGGTGCCAGTTGTTCAAGCTGGCGAGCGGCAATATTGTCTCTGATTTCTGTTGTCGTCAACAGGCAGCGTGCTATCATCAAATAGTGTTCTATCCTACTCCGTGAGGTTTACCATGCGTACAACCCAACAATTCAGCATTACATTAACTAACGAGATGGCTGACATGGTGCGCGCCCGTGTGGCTTCCGGTGCCTATGCTTCAGAAAGCGAGGTCATTCGTGAAGGGCTTCGCGCACTGAATGAGCGCGATAAAGCAATCGAAGCGTGGTTAACGCATTCAGCCGCCCCCTCTCTTGATTCTATCCGCGAAAATCCAAACAACGGACGCTCCATTTCACAGGTTCGCGCCGCGATTCGATCCGGGAAGTAATCTGCATGACATATGAAGTCATCATTACCCCCGAGGCCGAACAGCAGATAATAAACCTGCACAGATATATAACGGAGAAAGCAGGAAGCGTCATTGCTGACAATTATGCCAATGCGCTTCTTGATTATCTTGATGGGTTTTCTACATTCCCACATCGGGGCAATAAACGCGATGATATTCGCCAGGGAATGCGGGTAACTCACTTCCGCCACAGAACGATCATTGCTTTTGCTGTTGATGGCAACAAAGTCTTTATCGCTGGCGTCTACTATGGCGGACAAAACTATGAAACCGACTTTTTATAAGTTCCTGCTTCCACTAATTTGCGTCAATCGCCCGTCTCTTACAGATGTAAAGCAATGAGTAAAAATTACCGCAGTGATGCGCTTGCATCCGTACATGAAATGATGGAGTCACTTCAGGATATTGGCGCAGTAACAAAACAAACTATGAGAGAGTTTGATGAACCCTGTCTGCAACCAGCGCCAACAATGTCGCCAGAAAGAATCCGGGCACTTCGCGAGCGCGAGCATCTGTCTCAACCTGTTTCCGCCAGATATCTTAATGTCAGTAAAAACCTCATTTCAGACTGGGAAAGGGGAATAAAGCGTCCTGGTGGCCCTGCCCTTCGCTTGCTTTCTGTGGTTGAGAAAAACGGAATTCAGTCAATCTGTTAATAAAAATTCACCATGAATAGCAAAACCCCGGACCATCAATCCGGGGTTTTTGTTTGTTATCCCCAGCGGCAAATCGAATACACCACCAGCGCCACCGCCATCGCAATTCCTACCGTTGTGAATGCTTCAGGCCAGGTCATCGATTCAGCTCCTGCGGTGGTTCCGGTAGCGGCATCCAGTGAGTTGCCTGCTCAATACCATTACCCGGCTTAATCGTTGCTTCTCCTCGCCGGAATGTGCTTCCTGTATAGCGTGC